NTCATCTTCCCAGCCTTTGTTAGATTATAAGATATAGCATGCCTTATTAATCTTTTTTTCAACTCGTCTACAGTCATGCTTTTTGGATCAAGATCTTGGAACTTTATTTTTTGTGTTGGAAACTTCTTCCACCATTCCTCATCTATTTTTTGTATTGGTAATTTCCTTTTCCAAGTTACTCCTGCTACGCTAGGTACTCCAGGAGTAGTTGTTATAGTCTCTCCAACATTTTCAATTACCTCTTCACCTTTAGAAACAGCTAAGTCATCTAGATATTTCCATGTACTAGATCCCTTTGCATCTTTAATAACTGTAGGCTTATGTATCGAATATCTTATTTTGTCATCTTTTGTATAAGTATGCCTCCATACTTCTTCAACATTTACAGTTATATAATCACCTTTATTAAATTTTTTCTTGGTTACAAAAGTATTTCCTAACAAAAGTACATCGTCAGTAATATATTCTGGATGAAATTTTCCTTTATCCTTAACTTTTATACCAACCTTATAAACAAATCCATTAATTTTCTTTAAAACATCAAGGATTATAACATCAATTGGGTCTTCAATTCTAAATTTTATCCAAGCAGTGCTCTTTGCATGTGTAGTTTTTCCTTTTTTATATAGGCCATCGTAAGTTTTTACCATAGCACCTTCAGATTTTGGTAGATCTTTCATAGCATTTATTGCTTTTCTAGCTTGACTAGGTGTTTTTATTATAATTGATCTTACTTCTTTTATATTTTTTGTGAAATTTAGTCCATGTAATAGTGATTTTCTTTCAAACCATGGCTTATTGGAGACGTCTTCATCTAGTTTTATTATGTCAAAAGCATGAAATTCAATATCTGAATCATCCAATTCACCTTTTCCAGTTACATACTTTGCAATTTCAGCCCTTCCTCCACCTTTAAGAACTAATTCTCCATCCAAAATGAAGTCTTTTGAGCTTAAATTATCAGCTTGTGAGATAATTGTCTTAAAATTTCTTGAGATATCCCTCTTTTCATCACTAAAAACTTTTATAGAGTCACCTTTTTTCTCAAGAACTCCTCTAAATCCATTAATTTTCTTCTCAATAGCAAATTTATCACTAACTGAGAACATATATTCTAGTGCTTCATTTACTTTATAGAACCTTTTTCCAGGTTTCATTGGATAAAAATCTATATTAAGCTTACCATAGACTTCTGGACATACCCATCTTTTCTTATTATCAAGCATTTCTACTTTTTTTATTGGTAATTGTTTTTTTAGTACTAAATCATACAATGGAATAAACGTATCATGTGGTCCTTCTGTATCTCCCCATACAAAATGTATTTTTTCTGACCAATTATCAGGCCAATCCAATGTTTTAAGTATTCTAACTTCAACTGCGCGCTTAATAAACTCAGTTGGTTCAGACATTCTGACTAATATATCAATATCATTTGGCACATGGTCTCCCCTTTGCTCTGCATAAGACCCAATAATTGATATAAAATCTTTAATTATTGTCATATCCTTGAAATCATCAAGAAGTTTATAGCTTGTTAAGTCAATTTCTTTCCTTTTTTCCTTTAATTCCATTTTATCCTCTCTATCAGCAACCTTATTAAACAAATCACGAGCATTAGGCTTCATTTTTTCCGGATGAAATTTAATTCCACGGCTTTTTAACTCTTTATAAATCTTTCTTGCAAGGTTTTTTATGGTTTCAAAGCTATGAACTAGTGATTTTCCTGATTTTTTTGTGGAATACCAAGCCATAACTATCCTCCAATCGTCTTTTAGGACATCTGTTGCTATTTTTTTTGGGTTATAAGCTTTAATATCTACTATCATCTCCTGTTCTAGGAACTTAAAGTCTTTAACAAAGGTCTGAATTCCTTTAGGAAGCTTAACTTTCTTTGGTTTTTTAAACATTTTTAACCTTTCAAATGGATATGCGAACAATATTTGTTTGTTTGGCCACCATTTTTTCCTTTCTTCATCAGTTATTCTATGTTTTGGCTTCAGTTTTTCGAATTCTTCTATGTTTATTTTATAAGGTGGTTTGATTTTTATCAACCCATAGGCCAAATCTCCCTCTAGAAGATAAAAAATCTTTCCAATAGCAAACTTAAATAGCTTAGATTTGACTATTAGAGACTTACTTCCATCCCAAATCATCTTTCCATGGTCTTTTACAAGGTAAATCCCTTCCTTTTCTTGCAATAAGTTGATAGATATATTCTTTTTTGATGCTATTTCAAGACCATCATAAGCTAATTTGACTCTTGTCTTCACATCCTCTCTAGTTTTATCCCAATATTCTTGTATTTTCTTCTCTGCAGTCTTTTGTGGTGGGTAAGTATGTCCTGCTTGGGTCAGTATAAATAGATCTGGTTTATATTTCTTTGCTTCTTCAAGAGCCATCTTTACGTTATAATGTCCTTTTATAAACCTATCGAACCACATAGCAGCATCAAATATTATAGTATTGGCATTTTTATAATACTTTTCTGACTTTTCTGGTATGCTTCCAACATCCTCAGAATATACAACGTCATTAAATCTAAATCCTGATGTTGGGAATCCTGGTTGTATAGAATGAACTAGCCTAAATGGTGTTATGGATATTTTCCCTTCAGCATTGAATTTAGAATAAGGTGTAAAGAATTTTTGTTCGATATGTCTAGTATCTTTAACTCTCTCTTTTATTTTTGACCATGCTCCTTGTTCAACATATACTGGCATCTTTTCTATATTGTTTTCTTTCATCCATTTTTTTAGCTGGTCAGCAAGCCCGCCCATAGCATCTCTATGTGCATGTGTTTGGATTATAAAGTCTAGTTTTTTAATATCTTCCCTTCTAGCTTGTTTTAGGAAATCAATCGAACAGTCAATAATAAAAGAAAAATCCTCGCCCGTTACATAGAGCGAGCTTCTAGTCCTTCCATCTCTTAACACTGGTTTTGATGGTCCTGTGCCTAAAAATTTTACCTTCATTCTATATTCTCAATCTGTTTTATAAATTCTTCAATTTTTAGTGATGGCTTTATTACTCCTGATTTTATATACTGAATAAGTCTCTTTGCCTTATTTTCTTGTTCGTCAACTCCTGGAGGATCCCATACTAATTTCGGAATTTCTTTAAATCCTTCAAGTTCAGCAACAGGTTTAAACATATATTTTTCAATCGCTGCTGAAGTCCTGTTTATTATATCCTTCAAAGTCAATTGGTATAACGCTGCTTGGTTTCCCAAGGTAGCTCTGTTTGTTGCTTCCCCACCACCAGTAGCAAATGGTTTTGGAATTCCTAACCCTGTCACTTGTTGGTTAATATAATATTCAAGGCTTTGAGCAAGTTTGTCGAACTTCTTACTTTCTATTATTTTTAAATCATAAAAATAAGGAGTTGCTATTTCTTGTTTTGTATTTATATTCTTTAATTTATCAAGCATAGATTCTATATGTTGTGGTGTTGGCTCATGATTCATATCTCCTAATTGAGCCCATATGATTGGGAATCCATGTCTGTATATTGCATTAGCTAATGACTCTTCTATATTCATCTTCCTGAGGGTTGTTTTATAAATTGGCTCTACAAGTCCGTAAGGATAGAAACCATCCCCTACTGTGAATAGTTTTATTAAAGCAACTTGTTTTGGTTTTAAGAACACAACCTTATATCCTGGAGGCGCCATTACTTTTTCTGGCAGGCCTTTTAAAGTAACATCCCAAAAATTAATAGTTTCATCTGCAAAAGTTCCATAAGCTAGTTTTTCAAAATAACCAATAGGCTTTCCAAACTTATCAAGCACTATGTTATTCATTCTATCTTTTGCATAATCCATTTTTTTAGGATCTATTATATCCCAGTCTACAATCCTATTCCCTTTTTTATTAAATATGTTTTCAACCCAAGCCCATCCGAAAATACATTCATGTTCAAATATCTGAGCTAACAATTCATCCCATGTTATATCACTCCCTGATGTTCCAAGATTATTTACAAAATTTTTAAAGAATTCTTCGATCTTAGGATCCTTAGCTTTGATCTCATGCCTCGTACCCATTATAGTCTGGACGACTTTATTGACACCATTAAAAACTGTAGCATCATTAGCCCATGTTAACTCAAGTTCTACTGGCACAACTCTTTTAATTTTTGGTGTTGTCTTAATAGCTTTTGGTTGGCCAGTATCACCCAAAGCTCCAACGGCTGGTTTTCTACTGGTAAGAATGTCCGAAATTACTCTCATTTTTAATTCTCCTCCTTATTAATCATGAATAGTCAATCCGCTTTTAGGTGGAAAGCAGCTTCTTATTATCCTTGGTGTTTCTTCTTTAAACGTATACCAAGCTAAGCCTGTTACAAATATCCATCCTAAATTAAATGGAATATTCCAGTTAAATTTATTTGATACTACCCACACTGCAAGACAGTAAGGTATGCCATACATAAAAATGTACAGTACTAAATTAACAAAATATTGCGAGGTGTCTTTTATAGTATCTATATTTTCATTAGCCTTACCTTTTATAAAGGCTAAAGGGATAAGCAGTTTCCTACCTATATAATTTATATAGGTCATTTTAATATATAATTGTTTTGCTTTTTCTATAGACATTTCGGCATATTCGCTTATCTTTTTCCCATATTTCCTTTTATATTTTCTATACTTTTTTCTTATATACTTTTTGTTTCCATCATATATTATTTTAAACCATTCTGTATATTTATTCATTTTTCTATTCCTCCTATACTGCTACAAAGTCTAAAAACTCCCTTTGTTCTTCCATACCCATAGCAGCCAATGCTAAAGACATGACTGTATCATCGTGTTTTGATTTTGACTTAAATGTCACATCCTGACGAGCTAAGGTTTTTTCTTCCTTAAAACCTAACAATTCTTGAATTAACTTGTTTGTGAATTTCATTGTTGTGAAGCAATTAATATCCCTTGGGATTATAAGTCTTCTATCTTCCAATAATTGTCTTATAGTCATTAACATCTTCCCTCTATTTTGTGCTGTGAAATCTGGAGCTATTACTGGAACGCTTCTAGCTCTAAGCCTTTCTAAAACAGCAGCCCCTATGCTTGATGGATCTATATACACTTTATCTGCTTTATATTGTTTCCATAAATCAACTATCCTATCTACTTTAGCATTTATTGGATATCCTTTTCTAGTCTCCCCATGTCTTATCTTCCCTAATCCATCTTTCTTTTCTATTACAATGTAAGAATCAAAATCAGCATCAGGTCCTCCTGATATGGCAAAGTCACAACCAATTACTACAAATGAATCATCATGTTCCTTTTCTTTAAATTTGAGATCATAATCAAAACAAGCTTCTATGATATCAGCAGGATAAATAGCATTTGCTGCTTGTGCTTTTGGATTAACCATATATTCCCTTTGAAATGCTTCCTCCCCAACATCAGATCTAATATCTTCAAGCTTTTCTAAATTAAATTTACTAGGCCATAAAGGTTCTCCATTTTGTAGGATTGCTGGATACGTCTTTGACCAATATGTTTTTTTCATAGCAAGTACTGACATTAAATCTGAAATATCTTCTGGGGTGCTTATACAAACTACAGTGCCATTCCTTGCATTAGTTCTAGTAACAACAAACCTAAAGAATATATCATGATCCCTATATGATGCTGCTTCGTCACATAATACAAAATCTGCGTGGTATGATTTAATATTTTCTGAATATGGTTTACATGAAATAGAACATCTTGTTTTTGTTTTAATACTAGTCTTAGTCCAAGTCTTTGTTTTGACAGTATTATCTGGCATTAGGTCACGAAGAAGTTCATTATTATCTATTTCATCTATAATCCTATC